TTAATCTAATTCAACAAGGCGTTTCAATTCGCCGTTTACAAACCACATTTCACATCGTACGTTGTTGTGGTCTGTGAGTGTTGCGGTATACAAACCGTCTTTCTTTGGGTTTACTTCTTCCGCGAACATATGCGTTTTGCCTTCAAATGTAAATGTTTTCATAATGTTTCCTTTCCAACTGTCAACTAATAGTTTACTGTTGCAAGCCGTGCAACTCGGAGATAATCGGATCACCTACCATTTCGCAAAAGTATATAGCGCGCTGGCCCCTTTGAAATGCTTACCGTCAAAATGCGCTAGGCTTTGAAAGTCGCCAGCTTGATAACCTACCGTTTCATATACCTTGCCAGTATCCAGTACAGTAACACCGCCCATTATGCGATGTGCTTTGTTAAGATTAATCTTATATACATCAATCTTTTGTTCATCGGTATTTTCTACTACGGCCGTTCTATCGCTTTTTTCCGTGGCTTCCTTTGGAATAGTAGGCGATTTTTCTTTAATAGCGTTTTTCGTAACTACTGCCGCATCATGTAGCGTTGGCGCTTGCGTGTAATAGGTAACTACTGGTTGTGCCGTTTCCTTGTATGCAATAACTTCCTTCGCTACATTTGGCGATACGTTAAGCGCTTCCCCTAATTTAACAGGGTTCTTCGCCACGGTCTGATTGATAATAACCGGTTCTTGTAGCTTTTTGGTATGCATTACGTTATAGGCGAATAGGCCAACTACCACCAGCAGCATAAGTAATGCTACTGTGATAACTGGCAAATACGCTTTTATGAATTGCTTGATAGTATCCATGCAATACCCCCGTTAGATAGGCCAATTTAATACTAAATCCGCATCAAATTCCTTGCCCTCAATGTTTTCAGTAAATGTATATTGCCACAAATTAGCGCCGTAATAATCGCATTGACTATTTAATTGTGCGCACCAAATAGCGCACCCGCCCAACTGGCTAATATCTAATACATTTACCAACCAGTCATAACTAGCATATAGGCCGGTATTTACGTAACCAGCTTGCCATAATTTATTGATGAATACGCTGCATATATTAGTTAGTTGCTGGTCTGTTGGCATGCCACGTTCTGCCTTGTAGTCGTCAGCATCTTCCATATCGAACCATACGCCCATTGGCAACTTATCCACAGTTAATCCGGCATCATTAAGTGTATTTAAAACGAATTCCGCTTCTTCTGCTGCGTGTTCTTCGTTCATAGCATAGGAATAATGGTATACACCAACTGACAAACCGGCATTAATAGCGCCGTTAATATTGTTATAGAATTCACTATCTAAATTGCCACGGCCATAACCGATGCGAATGATCGCGAAATCAAACCCATTAGCCTTTACCGCGCCCCAGTCAACTACGCCGTTATTTTCGCTTACGTCAATACCTCTCATGGTACCCCCTTATAATTTCACCTTGTTTTCAATTTTTGTTCGGATTAAATCAAGGAATTTACCTAGCATCACATTCCCGCCGTCGCGTAGGTTTTCCATAATAGATAGGAATTCACAGGAACCCAAATATAACCAAACTAACGATACCGCGAATTGCTTTTGGCCGCTCATTTCATCAAATAATACGGCCGCCATTGTAGCTGCTACATATGTTAGGATTTTAAACACAAACCCTTTTCGCATGTATCGGCTGGAAATTAGGCCCTTTTCAAACGCCAACGGTATTGCACGGTACTTTTCCCATACGGCCATTTGGTCTTTATCGTATCCGTATTCATCAATTAACATTTGATAGGCAATAGCAGCCCATTTAGTGAAAAGGTCGATGAATACCAATAAAATAAACACGCCCAAAATCTGGACGTGTTTAATTCCAATTACCCATATAGCAACGGCTGCCGCACCGCTTAATATTGCTTTCAATACAAAACTATCTGTTAAAGAGTTCCAACCCTCAACAAAAAACTTCAAAATAAACTCCATTATGCGCCCCTTATTTAACCTTACCTAAACCATAAACGCTGCGCGCTATATTGGCTTTTCTCATATTGATTTTGTCTAATTGTTCCCTCTTTTGTTCGCCGCTCATACGTTCATTATTAATGATCGCTTTAGATGCTTTGTTTAAACCTTTTAAGCTATCACTTGCATTTTTGAGTTTTGCGAATTCTTTGGCATCGTATCCGTCTGGCCGTTGCCCTGTTAGCTTGAACGCGTTATGCAACTTTTCTTGTTCCTTATAATCATCATATACACGCTGCACGCTATTAGATGATTGATAAGGTGCCGCGGTAAACCCTCTTAACCCCGGCGCTTCGTACCATTTTTTAGATGCATTGTTTTCTTTTGCACCAGATGCCGCATCAATCGCACTTAAACCCAACCCAGCAAGTCCGCCGCCGTACCCTCTTATTGTATTATCTACAATATACGGAGAAACGTTGATTTTATCGCCTACGAATTTTGCAACTTCGCTTGTATTAGAGCCGTACTGTAGGCGTGCCGGTAAATTTTCTTGTGATTGTGGAATAATATTGCGTTGTCTGAATAAAGAGTAATTCGTCATAGCTTCAACAACCGGTATCATAGCCGTAGGCATAAAACTAGGTGCAAGGCTATCTATTACCCTATCGCCGAACCCCTTAAAGCCTACGCCTTTACGGTTGTTTTTGGCATCGTCAAAATACTGTAACATACGTTCAAACGATGTACCGAATAACACGCCAGCTTCAAATGGCTTAGGAACACGATACATATTTTCTTTGCCCGGAATGATCCAGAATGTATCTTTTTCCCATTGTGGCAACTCTTGGTAACGCTCATCGTCTTTATTCATGTACCATAACAAAACACTTGGTAACGTAATATATAGCATAGTTTTTACCGTCATACCGCGCGGGTCTTCTTTAAAAGCACGCGCCATTTTGTCGGCGCCTTGAATTGTAGCATTAAAGAAGGCTATAACTTGATTTGCCTTTTTAGTATGCGAACCTCTACGGCTGAAATCTAACGTAATATCACGGCTTTCAAGTGCCGCTTCTCTTGCAGTTAAAGGCTTTCTATCTTTACCGAATAGGCGATTACCAACCCCAGTATAACCCTTTCGTGCATTATCGAATTCCGCCAACCGTGTTGCCATTTCTGTTGCTTCACTCATAGCGCGTAATACTTCAATAGGGTTTTTAATTAACTTAGTAACCTTACTTTCACGGCTCATAATATCGCGTAATTGGCCGCCTAAATAGTCGCGGTCTAGTGAAACCATTGCCGCGTGTGCTGCGCCAGATTTCATATATTCCCAGTATAAATCACCTTTTTTAAGGAATAGCGACAACCCTTTAAAAGTATCAAGAACAGGAATAAAACCGTGTTTTGAATAAATAGATGCACCTATCATATCGCGTACAGGGTTTCTCAAGATAAATTCTGGTGATAATGTAGCACCAGCGCGTAACCAGTTAGCCGGATATGATAAAATTTTGGCAACCATATTGGATTGGTCTTTATCTAACATGCGCATCGTTTGAATAAGTTCCGGCGTTGTTTCATACGTTACTTTTTCGCCGTTTTCCCAAACATTAAATGTATTATCTGTTGCCGCTTTGTTGCCGTTTACACGTTCCACTATTTGCCCTACGCCGTTTTTATCGGCAAGTTTTGCAAATGTACGCCCAACGTGATTACGTTCTACTGCGTTATAGAATTGGAACGTATTCTTTACGATACTTTCCAATGGATCTATAATATCGCGCGTACTGCCTTTAAAACGTTTTACCGGACTAGATACATCAATAAAACCCTTTCCGCCAGATAAGAACGATTGCATGCCAGCATCTGACATGTCGCGGAAAAATGGAATGTAATGCGGGTACATTTTGCGCATTGTATGATATGCCTTAGCCGTCAACATGCCTTCTTTAACTAACATTTGCAACATGTAATCTTGATACTTATATATTGCAACTGCGGCCTTTTGAAAACGTTCATTTCCGGCGTGCTTACCTAATACGGCAGCATCTTCGGTATATTCAAACGTTACCTTTTGTTTGTTTTTATGTAGGTCTAAATCGTGCAATGCTACAAGATATGCGGAGAATTCCTTATGTTCCTTTTCGCCTACGCCTTTCAAAATATCTTTTAACGATTTGATGCCATATTCCGGATCACCGTGTTCAATAAGCGTTTCAGCTTTACCAACCCAGCCACGCGCTAACCACGCTTGCATATACGGATTATCATCAAAGGCAATTTTTTCGCCCGTTTGACGTTCGACTTCTTCAACCAATTCCTTCAACGGATTCAACTCATCAATAACTTTAGTATATACATCATTTAATGCTTTTTTGATTACGTCTTTAGCTTCGCCACGTTTAACCGCATTAATAGCTTGGCTTACTTTACCTTTACTTTCAAACGAAATACTACCCTTGATACGTTCCGCCCCGCCTTGACGGTGCCATTCATGAACCAGCTGCGATAATTTATTGGTTATACCGTTCAATTCCGGTTCTTTTGCGATTGCTTCCGTAAAGTGATTATAGAATTCTGGAAATTCGCGTTTTGCTTTAGCGCGATCACTAACATAATCTTTGAAAAATTCTGCGTAACCTTCGCCGCGAATTCCGTCCATACCTAACTTGTTGTATGCTTTACCGAAACGGTCTTGAATAACGCCGTTAAATTCGGTATTAAACCGTGCATCTTTACTGAAACCGAAATAATTATCTACATAATGCCCCAATTCATGCATGATAACTGGAATTTCGCCATAATTACCGCTACGAATTACATCGGTTTTAGTGTTATACCAGCCGCGTACATTATCACGACCCAAACGGCCACTTTTAACGCGTTGATTAAATAAGTTATTAACTGCATCTAATATTTCCCTACGCGTTACGCTTCGGCCTAATCGCCCTACTTCATCAATGCCAGTATGCGGCGTATCCTTACCCATTGCGCTATATTGTAGCGGTTCCGTAGGTCTAACGCCTTTACTTTCTAAATAACGATTTGCCATTGCTTCGTTGCCGTCAAAGGCTTTCACCACGGCATCGCGTACTTGCTCATGCGTTGCATTGTCTAATAGCTGGCTAGGTTGTTGCGCGTATTTGCTCACGCCACCTTCTGCCGGTTCCGCTTGCATTAATTTCAACTCTTGCGTATCTGCAATTAGTTCGGCAGCACGATCACGGCGAACCGTTTCCATGTATTCGTTGTTCAATCGTTCAACTGGTACATCTAGGCCTTCAGATAATCGAACCTTCACCGCATCAAGTTCCGTTTTTGGAATATCTGGCTTTGTGGCTTTGTTTAAATCTTTCAATAATTCCGTGTTAGAATTTACTTTATTTTCTAATTCGGTATATCGTGGCTCAGATGCATCATTTTTTAACTCGTTTATGATAGTTTCTTTTGCTTTTTGCGGTAAATCGTCAAGTGCATTTCGTAAACTTTCGTTTGGTGCATCTTCTTCGTACCTAAATTGAGTACTTGCATCGTTTTCAAGTGCTTTTTCTTCAATTTTAGATTTTTCACCCTCTACAAAGTCAGTATTTATGCGGTCTTTCTGTTGAAATTCATTTATTTCGCCTGTACGGGCCGTTTCGCCTTCGCCTTGATAGTTTATACCTAAATCTTCGTTTTTAACTTGTTTTTTGTCTGTATTTTCTACAAAACTGTTTAAATCGGTATGTGGTTCTTCGCCGCTTACTGGTTTTTCGTTTTCTATAAACTCATCTTTGAATGGTTGTTCATTTCCTTTATAGTTAGGGTCTAGCGTATTATCTTTAAACAATGTATTATCGCGTGGCCTATTTTCATATTTACCATAATTGCCGTCGAATGTTTCTTTAGCAATTTGCGCCCGCACATCATCATGTGCAACTGCTGGGTCTGGTCTTTCATAATTTTTTCGTATGATAACGGCCATTTCTTCCGGTGTTGCATCTGGGCGCGCCCGCATTGCTTCAAGTGCAGCGCTTTCGGTATTGTGTAATTCCCATACGCTGAAATCGACTTGCGTTCTCCAGTCCCACGGATCTAACCCACGACTTTCCGCAAATTTCAATAAACCTTTTTCGCCGTTCAATCTATCGCCAGTAAATTGAACCAAACCACGGGAACCGTAACCGTCGCCACTTGTAACCGTTGTACTAAAACTACTTTCGGCGCCAATATTACCAGTCATGGCAGCCGCTTCAACGTCGCTTAAACCATTCTGACGATATCGGTTATATATATCCGCTTGAATGTTACCGGTTTCACCTTCCATAGGTTGACCGCTTAAACCGCCTTCGGAGTATTCGCGCGGTTCTACTGTGTTAATCGGTTCTTCTGGTACTGGTACATCATCAAACGCATTATACATAACGCCTTCTTCAAGTTTTGGCGCATCTTTTGTGAAACGTTCGCCAATATCTTCAAAAGCATTAGATGCTTTTTCTTTGATGTGTTCCGCTGCACGTCCTACATGCTCACCGATTGCACCGCTTACCTTTTTAGGTGTTGCACCGTGTACCATTGCCGCCGGTAAAAATACATCGCCCCATAAGTTAGTAGGGTTCATGGCTATATTTTTTGCAAATTCGCCCGGATCATCAACTAAACGCCCAACCGGTTCCGCAACAGGGTCTACTAAAAGATTTTTCGCCGTAGCAACATATTTATTCCCTAAAAATCCGTCTGGTGCCGTTCCTTCGTTTTCTGCGGTTGCATTGGCGTTATACATATCAACCGTATCACTTGCAATCGTAGGCGCGGCAAGAACGCCAGCAGCTATTCGCACCGGTGGTGGAACATACGGAGTAATTGCTAGATATCCGGCCGGCTTACCAACTGCGGCATTATATGTTTCTACGTGCGCTTTACCTAACCCCGGTGTAGCATATTCGTCGATAAACTCCCCATTATCATCAAATTTAGAAAAGTTATCGCCATTAGCATCAATCGCATTAGCAGCACTTTTAGAATACTCATTACCTAGATTGTTTGCTTTGTTTACTACATCGTCTTTCCAGTTGGTTAACGTATTGCCTACATTGTCGTTAATTTCTTTGCCGGTTTTGTCAATCCATTCAATATTGTTTTTAACGCCATTAGCAACATATTTGGCATTATTTTTAACGCTATCCCAAAACGTAGGCTTGGGCGCGTTGCCTACGTCATAACCGTATTCGGTTGTAATATCTTCAAAGGCGTTGTTATTTCCAACTGCCTTGCCATATTGGCCTGTAATATCATCAAACGCACCCATAGTCTACCCCTTTATATTTAATAAGACTTTAACCACGATTTATATTGACCGTATCCGGCCGCATCAAGTTCCGCTGCAATCTGATCATCACTCCAGCCTTGCGCTGAAAGTTCATTCATTCGCTTGGAAATTGCTGCTTGTTCTTCGCTTGAATAAGTAGGTTGCCGTTTAACCGTTGGCGTTCCAGCAGCACCACCGCCGCCAGCAGTAGGCGCACCACTTAATGCGCTTTGTAACTGCCCGTAATAAGGGCTTTCTGTTTCTGCTTTGTCTGGGTTAGCTTTCACCCATGCGGTATGTTGAGCGGATAACGTACGCAATACTTGCGCATTATATCCACTAGTGCCGGACTGTGTAGCCGTTGCCGGTTTAACGTGCGTACCTACATATTTCATGCTGCCGTCTGTGCCAACAATATAAGTTTTTCCGTCTGGCATAACTTTAATGTTTTTCGCCCCGAAATTACCTATATTTTTCATTTGGCCGTCCGGAGTCATTACGATAACTTGACCGTTCGCAAATTGTTTTGTTTCAACCTTGCCATAACCGCCCATATCTTGAATAGTACCGTCGCCCATGTTGTAGCGTACAATATGGCCGTTTTGCGCACTACTAAATTTATAATCCGGTTTATCAAGTGCCGCAATGCTATTCAAGTTATTCATATCAATAGTACCAGCGCCAACTTTACCGGCTAGATAATTGTATCTTGCAACGGCTGGCGCCAACCCTTTAACCCGTTTTGTGTTATAGGTATCTACAACCGGGTTGCCGTCTTTATCCTGTGTAAATACAAGATTGTTCATGATTTGCTGGCGCATTGGTTCAAGTACTTTTTCTTGGTACTCGTTGACTTGTTGCATGTACATATTATTAACGTCAGTTTGGTATTGTTCGCTTGCTAAACCTTGCGCGGTTTTAAAATCAAAACCGGCTTTAACTAGGGCCAACGTATTGGCCCCTAGTTGTTTACGTGCTTCGCTTGTTACGCTTGCTTTATCTGGTATAGAGTATTGGCCCGGCGCTTTATCCGCATCGGCGTTACCATTTACGGCCGAATTGGGCGCCCCATGAAAAGGTGCGTTTTGTCTTTGTTGCATCATTTCTTGATATGTTTGCGGAACCCCTGTATTAATACCAGTATTATTTAGATTTTGGAAATTCCATAACCCCGTGTTTTGTTGCGGTTGCGCTGGTGCAGCTGGCATTTGTGGTGCCTGTGCCGCCTGTGCTTGCAACTGCTTTTGTAATGTAGGGCTTGGCTCATTCATATATGCGTTAAAGCGCTGATCCGTAACCGGATTACTTGGTGCATCTGTATTAGCTTGCATCGGTTGTGCTGGTGCAGCTGGATTTTGACCGCCCCATAATCCGATATTATTCTTTTGCATCAAGTTATTGGCGAACGTGTTATTAGAATTAGACAATAACTGATTAATTTGGCCGGCGCTATTAGGTTGTTGCATACCCATTCCAGCCATGCGGTTATTATTATCCATAACTTGTAGCGCGTTCGGGTCTTGTTCCCCGCCAGCGCCACCACCGCCACCGCCTAACATTGCTTGATAGCCTTTAGCCATTTTATTATTCTGTAACGCCCCTAAACGGTGAGAGAAATATTGACCGGCTAATTCACCCAACGCCGCCCATGGTTCAAAGTCTTTAACGTAGATAACGCCCATTGTGTTATTCCTCTACTTTCTTGTCTTCTTCTGTTGCTTCCTCTACTGGTTCATCTTTCTTGCTGGATTTTTTAGTTGTTTTTTTAGCTGGCTTTTCTTCCGGTGTTTCTTCCGCTGCATCTGCAATAGCTTTCAATTCGTCTTCATTGATACCTTCCGCCATAATGCCGTTAGCATAGAATAAATTATCGCCAGTACATTGCAATTCGTATACGTGTTCAGTATTGCCAGTTGCTTCGCTTAATGTAACCGGTTCATAAGCATTAACCGTCATAATAACTTCGCCAACTACCAATTCACTAACTAATTTTAAGCCTTCCGGAGTCAATACCTTTTCTGTGCCTGTGGTTGTTACGCCAAAAGATACAGTTTCAAGGCGATGTGTTTCTTTTTCGCCCATATCATGCAATGCAATTACATCATTAACCGCACCCAAAGTGATAACAGTATCACCATTTACAAATGTTTCAATTACCTTTCCGCCTTCTGGCGTTGCAATTTCAGTACCCGCTACAAAACAAAAACCTTTCATAAGTCCTCCAAAGAAACCGCCAGAACCTTGCTTAACCATTGTTTGTGCTGGTTGTGCTAGGCCATAGCGTAATGACATATATCTATTAAGTAAATCTTCTTGATCTGCGTTATTCAACTGGCTCATAGAGTAGTAATCTTTCGCCGGTTGAATAGCTGCGCTTTGTGTTGTTGCGCCTGTATTAATAGGGTTTTGCGCTAACCCTTCGCGTTGACCTACTAGGCCGGCAGCAGTACCCGCATTATTCATCTGATTTGCGTAACCTTGGTTCATTAGATTTGCTTGATTAATGATGCCGTTTTGATTGTTGTTATAGGTATTACCCCATAGGCCCATTTTTGCACCGATACCACTCAAACTATTATTAAATGCTTGTGAATTAAGTGCCGCCGCTTGACCTAAATCATTTGAATATTGTGCCGCAAGCGTATTAGATGCATTCTTGCTAATATCATTCAATGTACTATCCGTAATTGAAGAATTAACAACGCCACGGCTCGCCAATCCAGAAACCGCATTACCTACAGTTGCTTGTAAATCATTGTTGAGTGCTTGCCGTCTTGCATCTGCATATCCTGTAGGTAGTTGGCCGTTTGTAATACTATTCATGGCGCTTTGATTATTAAGCAATGCACCGTTATATTCGTTAGCCAGTTGGCTTGCGCCGTTGTTCATAGTATCAACGCTTGCCGCTAACTGATTTGCATACCGTGTGTTATCCGTCAAATTCTTGGCCCCAGCCGTTGAGATTTGATTTTGTAACGCACCGATTGCATTTTGGTTAGCTTTATTACTGCCCAAATACGCATTATACATATTGCCATATTGCGGAGTAATTACATTACCTAAAGCCGCATCGCCCATACCTTGCAAGGTGTTGGCGCTTCGATTGGTGTTATTAATCCAATTCATTTGGCCTTGTAATAATTGCTTTTCGTCGGCCGTTGCTTCCGGTACTTTAGCATCAATGCTGCTCACCTTCGACTTTTTGCCACCGCCGCCAAAAATTTGCAAGTCAAATTTAAACATGCTTTTCCTTTCTACAAAGTCGCTTCAAGGTGTTTACGCACCGTTTTCAACACTTTGTAATTAAACCCATTATAGGTATAGTCCATAGTTGGAACACGTTCCATATTCCACTTTTTAATAAAACCGCGCACGCTTCGATGTGTTGCCGTTACAATTACATCAAGATCATTCATCTTCATTACTTCAACAATGTATTTTCCTATCACTTTCATATCACCGTATGTTTGCCAGATAGTAAAATACCGCTGGCCCTCATGTTCGTTAATAGTCCAGAATAAGAAACCCGCATTAGGGAACCATTTGAAATAGTAATTGTATTTGTCTTTGTAGTTATTATTTTCATCGAAATAAAAACCCTCAAGGCTGACATGTTCGCCCGTGCGCCGTTCATAGTCTTTTATCATACTCTCAAGGCTTTCAAGTTTCATGCCTAATCTCCTATTCGTTCAATCCAGTAGCTAGGATTATTAGAGTTGCTATATATCAATTCATCAAACAACCCCGGAATGATTAACCGATATTTTCCGTTAAAAGACCCCAATCTAGTAAGCTCTACTGTTATTGTTTTATCTTCACTATTATTAACATATACCTCAATCTTTTTATATTGACGTAACGACATATTAACAACATAACGACCTTTGGGGAAAAATACGGTTTTGGTATTGCTTGTAGTTCCTTCCCACCTAATTGTTTGAAAGTCCACCGGGTCATATTGTACAGAATACTCGCGCCCGTTAATTTCTGCTTTAAGCGGTGTTGATGTATCACCATACCGCGCATAATAATCACGCCCGTTAAACTGAACAGTTATATACTTTCCGCGCGTTACGCTTTTTTCTTCATGCAGTCCGAACCGGTACGTTTGACTGCCTTTTTCAAGTACTAAATTAGGCATATTATTCCACCCTTAACTTTGCGCCATTTGGGAACGTTAACGTATTATCATTTTCAAACGTTGCGATGCGTTGCCAACCGGTAACCGTGTTTGAATTCGTATCAAACCGAATATATGCCGCGTTACTATTAGCGAAATAAAGTTGAGTACCTAATACGCGTGTATCGTCTGTATCCCATGAGAATATAACGCCCGTTCCATAGCGTTGAGCCCCCCATATTTGGTAGTTATCACAATTGCCAAAAGTAAAGCCAGTATAACCAATTTTATTATTAGCGTAACGGTCTAAATCTATAGAGTCGCAAGGAAGGCCTTTTACCTTTAACGTACCCGCCATAGTATCGCCGGCCTTTTTAACGCACAATGCGACGTTATCCGCCGTTGCGGCTGAATTAGCCCGCGTTGCGGTATCTGCACGAACCGCGTGCGTTGCTTCGGCTACTGTATCAGTTCTGCGATAATATGCACTACTTAATCCGTTTACTGTATCCGTGATAGTTTTAAGTGTACGGCTTGGGTTATTTGTAAAACTAGCATCGCCAGCTATCTTTTTAATAGCTTCCGCCATTTGATTAAGAATATCTGTTAATGCGTATGCTTTACCGTCAACTGTACGTGTACCAATTACGGCATCTGTCGCGGTGTTTACGTTTGGATCATAATACTTGATTGACTTTACACGCGTTGCATCTGTAACGGCAATCGCTACCACTACGCGCAATATTTCTTTCCAATACGTGCCAGTATACACATACATTTTTTCGTTTGTAGTATTGTAGTACATTTTATCCGTTGCCGCTGCTGGTGCATTTGGCTGGCGCATCGGTTCAAGCGTTGTACTGCCATAGGTTAGGCCCCCAGATGCGGAACGTTCTACATACAAATATGATGTACTATTGGCCGGTAGGCTCCATGCGCTTTGTTTGCGGGTTACCGTTTGCACGTAGTCAACGGCGCCATAATCATTGAAACCGTCAGCAAATGACAATAGAACTGGTGTTTGACTGCCGTCAATCATCACGCTTAGATTATCGCCGGTTAAAAAGGCGAATTCACCATTACTTACTTTGCCACTTAACACGCGATTGCGTAGGCCACCGCCACCGCCACCGCCACCGCCACCGGATTTTAACTCCATTGCTTGTGCGATGTTCAATAATTCGTTCCGGTTTTTCTGTATGCTTTCCGGAACTGTATCACCCTGTGGCGTAATATCCAAAGGGTATTTTTCTTTATAAGCCATTATTAAACCTCTTCATATGTATAATCTAGTTGGCGTAATGAAATAGCGCCCTTTTGAACATTGATTTTGAATTGTACATTACGGTTAGCGCCGCCACCAATCTTATAAGCCTTTGTATATTCATTAACATTCATCAATGCTTTATAATCATAAGTCTTAAAGTTCGCATAGTAGGTTTTAACTGCCTTACTAGCGAATTCAATCGGTTTAGGTTTCTTATTAGAAATGCCAATCGTGCCATATCCGGGTATTAGGTTATGCGTTACAAAGTTATAATTCATAATTAATATGAACTGCCTAGTTGCCAGCCTATTACCACTAACTATTGACGTTTGAATTTGTACGTTATCGTCGGTGTCTATGGTTTCATCTAGGATGCCAATTTTATTGCCGTATGCTACATATACATCTTTATCAACATTAACCGCATCATTGATGTTATATGTGAATTTACGCGATGTGAAAACGCCGCGCCCGTCCTCATATCTTGGCAAGTAGTGATAGATGAATACTGTATCACCGTTATATGGTCTTATCCAAAGTTGCTTACGACTGGGTATATGCCACGCTTCGCAATCTTTTGTAATGTACTTCAATAGATATGAGTTAATGTTCAATCCAGTTTCAAACGGTTGTATTTCTGCATACGTATTTGTAGGCATAAAAGACATAAAGCCTTGATTACCTAGATAATAGCTACGATCATCAATGCTTATCGTCGCACCGCTACAGTACCCAGTAGAGGATAAAGGATATACAGTTAAATCCCGTGCATCTGGCGTGCCTACAACTTGATACACGCGCCCGTATTCCTTATATACGATGATCGCACGTGATAAGAAATCAACGGCGATAATACTGCCTTGGTCTTTATACCCAACATCTACATATTGCGCACTAGATGCATCATTTGAGTTGTGAGTCCATGCGTTATAGTCGCCTACGGCCGACCAGTTTAAACGATGTGAATGAGTAGATGCAACAAGTACACGCCCGGAATGACTCGATACTATATCGCACACCGGACTTTCTAGCGCTGCCAACTTACCAGCACCGGAGATAACTTGCAGCTTATCGCCGCTTGCTATTAGAATGTCGCCACCAAATGCGTGATACTTCGGCTTATTTGTACCGTTTAGCACCCCCAACAATTTATTTGTATTGAAATCAGTTTCATATAAATTGCGGCCACTAGAAAAGTACCACTTATTGCGGTAGACATCATAATACAACGTTTCTACAGGCAACCCAAAATCATACAATATACGGACTCCTGGAACGGTACGGAGTGCGTTATCCGTTCTATCAAATTCGCATTGTCTAGCCTGTGTTAAGGCTTGAACGTCTATATTTTCCGGCGGGTTGCTCCAATCAAGGCCCAATCGGAAGCCGTTTGTTATTGCTACCTGTTTTACGCCCATTATGTGATACCCCGTGCCGTTTTAATTTGTTCTGTGATGTAATCGATAAACGTCTTATCATAGGCAGCATAATCAGTCATAAGTGATTTCTTCTTAACCATAAAGGATATAAGCTGCACTAGATACTGATGAAAGAATTCGGAAAACGGAATAGTGTCGTCTAAATCATCAATGTGATTTTTCCTTACGCTATAAAATACTTGATTAACCGTTTCACCGTCATAGGTTTCGAATGTGCCGTTAATGATGCGGATAGGATAACCACTCTTAGGAACAAACCCCATGAAATCGGACGGAACCGCTTTCAAATTCGGTATATCGGTATTCTTAACTACTTCGCGGTCTTTAATGCTAACTAGAATAGTAGTTAGCCAGTCAATAGCTGCGTTAATGTATTGAATGTATTCTGATTGTTCATCAAGAATTTCATTACTTTCTACATTAACCAGCGTAATCAATTCGCTTACTACCATAATCCCAGTACCCTTCCGCTATTACGCTTTCATTATTACCTAAACCATTATTAATTGATTGCAACGCATTAACCATATTCGCCGTTACGCCGGAAATATCAAGGTTCATAACCCTATATACGATGTAATCAACAAGTAATGTTTCTAATTCTGCCGGTAGTCCGCTTTCATCTTCCAGCTTTTTATAGCCAGCAGTCATTATATAATCAACGGTTATTTTCTGCTCATGATCTGCATCAAATACTATCGTTTGTAAATTCAATACATGATAGGCCTGTACGTCCTCATCATCGGCTTTGACATTTAACACGCTGATACATTGACCGGGCAGCGTAATCCGTCCGGTGCCGTTATCTTCGTGCGTTGCCTGTGCCAAACTAGGGCAGTACTGACCGATAAGGGCATTTAATAAGTGATTACCTTCGTTGTAATACTCTAACAAATGGTACGGAGTATATTGTTCCTGTGGTGTATCGCCTATTTGCATGAACGCCCTATTGATAACTTGTTTTACGTTCATATTCACCCCATATAAGAATAAAGGCGGGTATTACCCCGCCCATAATTCAGAAATTAGCGTTCTACTGCGCCGCCTGTTAATACTTGAATAGAACCGTAATCTTTACCGTTGAATTTTGTTTTTTCAACTGCACCATAGAACGCGATACCATTACCGGCAATGTTGCCGTAATCGTCTGTTTGTTCAATATGTTTCGCTGGTCTAGCTACTGCGAAACATGCCGCCTGTTTACCTAACAATAAGTTATGGCATACATTCGCACTAGATGCGCCTGTGTTATCGGATAATACGCGTTCGTATTCGTAAAGAATAACGCCGTCATATTCACCTAACGCACCTGTGAAAATAGGGTTTTTAGAACCACGAACATTTGCGTTTTGTTGTGCTGCCAACCATTTTGGATCATCTTTTAAATCACGTGCCGCCCACGGAGATACAAGCATAATATATTTATCCATACCGTCAACTTTAATCGGTTGCACTTTTGGTGCATGCATCATTGCTTTACGTTTAGCACGGGAAATAATAGTTGTTGTTAATTTATCATTTGCCGTAATGGCGGATTGTGTACCGGCTGCACCTGCAAATACTGTTTCGGTAGAAAGCGGATTATAGGAAAGTTTAGAGATTAATTTATCATCTAACCAATCAGATAACCATTGTTTCAATACAACTTTGATTTCTTTCAACATATCGTATTGGCTTTTTTGGTCGTCCGCTTCAAAACGAGATACTGCATTACGTACTAATTGAGTTTGTACAGTAAAATCGTAAATGTTCAAAGTATCTTCGGAACCAGATAATTTTTGTCTATTACCTTCAACGCCGGAGCCTGTTAAGTTCATCATCAAGCCGAATACTACGCTATCACCTTTAACATTTGTTAAGTCTTTGTTTTGGTGTACTACGTTGGAACCGTCCATTGCGGTGAATTTATCAAAATAAGAATCTTTTACGCCTTCATGCCATACTTTTTTAGCCCATACTTTAGGTACTAAATTCGCTGGAATATTAACTTGGTTTCTTTGGTCTGCCATATTTTACCCCTTATAATTCGTCAAAATATTTGCGTACATCGTCCGGCAATGCATCAAGGTTGCCTGTTTGATACGCTTTCAAAATATCTTCTTCTGTTACCTTGTTAGGTGTAGGAACGCCACCATTTAACGCGCCAGCCTTTGGCAACGTTGCGGCCACCTGTAACGGGTTATTCGTAACGTCGGTATTCGTTGCCCGTTCATTTTGCAGTTCATTAACAAATTTTCTGATTGTTTCAAAATCGGCATCGGTACCTTCTCCAATATCTACGCGGTAGAACGCATCATTGATAGGTTGTGCATCGCGCATTGTCATGCCGTTTAGCTTTTCTAATCCGCGTTGATACAGTTCCCCGAAATTCGGTAACGATTTAATTTCATTTACAAAGTTTAGATTTGTTTGTCTTTGTTGGTGTACTGCTAACTGTTGATTTGTGATCGTGTATTCTGCGTTAGCTTCAAAACGAATGAAATCGTTATATTTCTGTACATCTTCAAACATAAGACTTTCTAAATCTTCCGCCGTAATGTTAAAGCGTTTCAACGCTTCACGGCGTACAAAGTCGCGGATATCAGATACTTCACTATCTGGCAATGTAATTGGTCTTTGTTGCGCTTCAAATTTTCTTGCGCGTTCCTCGGCCGCTTTACGTCTTGCGCGTTCCTGTGCAAGTGCCGCTTTTAGATTGCTATCGTTCGCATGATTTTCTTCGTGTTCCGGTTCTTCGGTGTTAGTGTTCGGCGCCGCTGCATCTACTTCCGCATCATTCGCATCACTTTCGGCCGCATCATCTGTAGAGGGTTCATCTGGTGCTGCTTCTGGTGTATCCGTTTCTTCGGTATGTTCATCAACGTTCACGCCCGCGTTTTCTAAATCTTCCGGAGTGAAACCAGCATCTTCGATATTAACTAAATCTTTTTCCATATCTAATACTCCTCAGCCTTTTAACGTCATTGCCGGACGAATAAAGAAATATGGCAGTTTAACGCCGTTGCCGGGCGATAATGTATAAGCAAGCCTTTTAACGCCGTTACTTAGGGCGAATGTATAAAAACGCCCCATTACGGAGCGTTTATTATTGTGTTGATAGTTTATATTACATAGTGCCTAAATCGTTCATAGGCGGCATAATTTGCGGTTCATTTTGAATGTTTGGTTGTTTACCTTTCAAGGCTAACCGTTCCGCCATGATTTGCTGCGGTGAAATCTGTACGCCTAACGTTTGTAAATACATACTCAATGCTTCCGCTGGCATACCATCAAGCGAACCACTTACGCGCAATTCTGGTAACGCTGGTTTTTCTGCCGCTTCTTGCATGCGTTTCTTAACCGTTTCTTTTTCTGGGAAGTCCATGAAATCAAGGATAATATCCATAGGAATATCAACGCCGCTTTTCTTAGCTTCCAATAATTGGTAAAGGTTAGCACGTCTTGCCGTTGCGCTTGCTTGGCTTGTACTAATTACAATATCAAAATCAAAGGCGGATAGATCATACAGTACTTGCTTAATAGGATTACCTTCCGCATCGCGTTGCGGTTGCCCCAATGCATCGGTTAAAACTTGTTCTTGCATAGGTTGATTTAACCCCGGTGCAATCTGTACAAATTCCTTTTGCCCGTCATCACCCATAATGCGCATCGCTTTGGCTTCATTGTAGAATTGTGGAATTAAACCCGGTGCGTTTTTCTCACCCCATAATAGTTTGACAATTTGGCGTTCTGCTTCTTTTGACTGCTCAAAGATGCCGGCCGTTTGAACCGTTGTTACAGATTGCCGCAAGTCGATTGCCTTGCCGCTCATACTGCCAACGCTACCGCTTAAACTTTCCGGCGTGATACCGCTGATAGAATAAAAATCATTGCTTGATTGTTGTTCAAGGGCCATATTAATATTGCTATCCATTGCCGGCGTGCCGTCCGTGAACGATACGCCCGGCGGTAACCAGATATTCGCACCCGGTTTAGTGCTATTGTTTTTAATATCGCGCTTAGTCTGTTCTGTTAGTTGACCTTGCCAGAATTTCACGCCTAAAGACTGTTGATTAACAACGTGCATGCGTTGGCTTCTGTTTTTATTTAATTCGCGTTGTGCATCTTTAATATCACGCACTACGCCAGCCGGTTCTAGTTCATCATCTACCAATTCGCCGGTATAGTAACAATATTCACGCACTAACGGGAATTTACCATGCTTATAAGGACTTTCGCCCTCTTCCAACAAAACACTATCGGCGAACGTAGCGTATCGAATTTTAGTATCTGGAATACTTGTAGGCTTTTTACCCGTAGCCATTAATACAACAAATAGTGGATTAGCTTCATCAATTAACCCCTCTTTTGTCATATATACGTTCTTCTTGCCGTATTCCTTATACCAATACTGCACTACACGGATTTTATTGTAGTTAGTGTTAAACCATAACGCTTCGCCGTCTACTGTTTCAACTATGCCGGCTTCCTGTTCGGTTTCATCGTATCGGCTTTTTAATGCGTTGATTTCGTCAACCTTTTCCGGATAGATTTGCTTTAACTTAGCAGCACTTTCCCAGCTATAACGGCCAACATATTGCGCATCGCTTAAATCGTCCTTTTTACATTCCGGATCAATGAACGCATCAAACGGAGATACACGTTCAATTTGAATAGTGCCGTCTAACTTCGTATAGTCGAATTCATACGATACCCAGTAATTAGCTAAACCACAAATAATCTTATCGCGGAAACATTTGCCCTTATTACGTTGATAGTTCGCACGGTCTAAACAGTATTTTGTAATACCTTTAGCGACGCGGCTTATTCTATCATCTTCTTCGGAACGTGGTAAAAAGTCCGGTTCTGTTTCGTTCTGCGATGCATAACCGCATAACAGATTAATAACCGGTCTAATTCTATTAATTGTAATTGCTGGCCGTCCAGCTTCGCGCATATTCTTTAAATCGCCGTCTTGCCATTGTTTACCTTGCATAAATGCAAAATCTTCGGCAGCAGCCTTGCGCCATTCTGATGTGGCGGCTAATGCACTTTTTACGTTTTGTTTTGCTTCGTATATATCAAAGGTTGTTTGTTCTATGTTCATTACTCCACCATTTCGGAACCGTATATCATATCGTACATCTGTTCTAATTGCCATTGTGGCATTGCTTTTGCGAATTCCGCTAGTTCTGCATCTGTATACTTAGCCGGAATAATAACGCCCTTTTCTTCGCGTTCGCCGTATTCCGATTTAAGAACCTTAAAGGCGTAATCACGCAACGCCCTTTCACTCATACGCCCCATGCGCTTATATCTCCTTCGCTATCATCAACATATTTGTAGCCGTCATTAAATGGCTTTTCTGGTTTAACTGATTTAACCGGCCGTGCCATACACATATAACGCACCGCATCATACGCATGATCTTCTTGTTTCGTATCTACATCTTCGACTTTGATTTTATCGTATGTTAAAGCTGGCAAGGTGCGTATTAAATGTATGCAATTACTGAATATCTTCAACTTACCTTCTTTTAATCGTTGATGCACTTGCATAAGTCCGGCCAGTCTATCATTATCAGCACGCACCCAGTAAACGCCCTCAGTCGCGAATATTTCTGCAATCGTTGGCCCGTCGTGGCCTGTACGTTGCCATATAGCGGGGTCTGCCACTCCTTGATAGTCTTTTAAATGTTCTATCTTTTGTGCAACTTCCCGCGCCGTTTCCTGTGTACCAGTATCCGGCATGCCCGGCTTGCAACCGTAATATTCACCAGTAATATATAAAACGTCGTCATAATCAACGGCAGCGGAATAAACCGCATATGGTTTCGTATAACCCCAGTCCATTGAACGATACCGTTGCCAATGATGCGGTATTTCAAACGGTTCTATTACATGCTTATCGGTGCGGAATTCTGTAAATACTTGACCCTCGAATATGTTCCAGTCGCCGTCTAAATACGCTTTACGTAGTTTTTCTGGCAACGTGTTAAGTGCATCTATATAAGACTGTGATAGATGCGGGTTATCGCTTGCCTTAGCTTGGATATATGCAATCTTATCGGCGAACGGTTGCATTTCCTTTGTAAAGTTTCTATCAATGAATAAATCCTTAACCCACATATGACCCTTACCGCCCGGGTTAGTTGCTGCGATTAATTTCGTATCCGTGATACCAGTCCAACGTAAACGCATACGCAAGAAGTCGAATACATCGCGACTATTCAAAGTCAATTCATCAATAGCAATAGCAGCGAATTCGCTTGAAAGGTATTTGCTTGGCTTATCCAGATTACGGAAACATATCACGCCGCCGCCTAATTCATCATTCAATGTGAATTCATGGTTACTTTCCTTATAGGTTCCTAACCATTCTGGAAATTCCATTTTGATTTTGGATATTTGACGATCATCTAAACTTGGATAATCTTCACAGAATAACCCAACGCGTATGCCTTTAATTCCTGTTTGAATAAACCAATCAATAAGCAGCCATATCAAACCCCAGCGGAGTATATACGATTTACCACCACCAGCAGCACCGCCATATAGTGTATATATGTTTTGCTTAACCGCTCTCAAAAATTCCTTCTGCTTAGGCGTTGGCCGTATCACATCGCGAAACAGATTTGTTTTACTCATCTGTATCACTCAATTCATTATTATCAATAACCAACTTAACGGCGCTTTCCGTTGTAATTTCCTGTTGTATCTTATCGCGCCATTCTTTAGAACGTCGATTTTTAAGCCAGAAAATCATGGCCGTTGTATTTCCTTCAAGTGCTGCTTTATAGAGTGCATTTTCAACTTGTATGTCTGCTTCGTCCTTTCCTATTTTTAGGGCGTTCGATATTTTGGGCGACTTCTTACGCCATTCCCATAAGGTAGAAACAACAATATCCATATTGCTTGCAATCTGTTCATTTGTTAAACCATTACGCGCCCAGCCTTGTAAAAGCAAAACCTTTTCTTCTGCTTCCCAGTCCTTATATGTTGTTTTCGCCATTGTTTCACCCCCTATCGTAGTATGTTGTTATCTTTGCTTTTCATTCTGCCATGTGATCGTTGGCATATTCCCGCATGTTGCTTGCTGGCGTGTTGGCTAGTGCAATATGTTTGACATAATCCGTCATAGTATATTTCGCTGGCTATACATTTACCGCCTTTGTTATTAAGACATTTTGACTTTGTACATATGATATTCACTAGCTTTTCACCACCTTCACAAAACTTTTTTGAAAAATTTTTAATTTCCCTATTGACTGCTTGCGAAAACGCAAGTATAATTAAGCCATAAGATACATCAGAAAACGCAAGTATTCAAAAAGGAGAATTTAAAATGCTAACACTTAAAGATGTAAACACAAACAAAACATGGAAATTTGAAAACAAAACAGATGTTTCCGATTTCATCAGTACAATGAGTTTCGGTTTTGAATGGCAATTAATCGACAATAACACAAACGAAGTTATTGCTTGCCACTACTACGAATAACAAAATAAAGGCCGCCTACACAGGGCGGCTTTTTTAATTACTCAAAACCGAACACGCCGCACTAAAAGATCACTGGAAACTATGAAAGGTGATATCTCTTAAAATAAAAAATGTGCATTATGTTCAGTTTTCAATAATCAAATGTTACTTTTATACAAAAAATGAGATATAACGCCGTGGTTACACCTCATATTCTGATAATTTTATTCATTTGTCATGTATTAAACACTCAAAACCGGAGCCATACCGCCGCACTCTTAACGGCGTAGGCCTATGGCCTAGTTCCTAGGAAACCGAACGGCCCCAGTTTTCAATGTTTGATATGTGTACTCTAAACCAATACCGATATGTATCACATGAAATTAGGTTTATTATGCTTATTGTTGTTGTGCTTGGTAGTACATATTTATATTGATAGGATTGTTATCAATGGCATTGTGTATATTTGAAAGGAATTCTTTTTATCGGTATCGGTTTACAATACACAATAGGGGAACGGCCCAAAGTTCCCCTGTGCATTGTGTTCATATAGGAGAATTACGCCAATGACCTTTTAAGCATCATTTGACAATATAATTATACTATATATGGCGTTTCCGTATTATTCCGATGTAGTTCGGTGTAGTCCGACTTGTACCGTTTTAGCAGTATATATACTAGGGTAATACGTTTCATGTAAAAATTTCCCTACTTCAATAAGGCCTAGCGTTTTTAATTCGCTGGATTGCGTTTTTTCTAAATCCGTAAAACTTTTAGCATATTTTGCGCTTTCCCCGTCGATGTACTCACGCATTAATAATATATTAGTTTTCCCTATGGTGCATTTGTTGATGATATCCGCCGCCGTTTCCCGTTCATCAATTAATGCGCCTATTTCTTCTTTTACGGCATCACGTTTACTTTCAAGCCGTACAATTTGCCGGTCTAACCCGCCCGGCGTTCCGCCACCGCTTAACCGTTCCTTGCTATAATCAATGGCCCCTATCGTCGTTACATCTGACTGTAAACGCTTTAGATCTTCTTTCAATGATTTGATTTTCATTGATATTAATTTAATCGGTTCTAGGAATTCCTTGCCGATTTCTCTATATTCTTTATCCGTCATATTTCCCCCGTATGGTTCATTATCGTAAATTCTTAACCGTTTCCCCTAACATGTTTAAATAGTCTTGCAAATTGCCTTTGATTGCATCATTCACTAATTGGATATTATCAGTTGTTACATAGTGCGCCAGTAGCATTTTATACATCATATCTTTTGTTGGTACAAATATACAAATTGATAACGATACCAGCCATATCGCACCAATAACCTTTATCCACCACTTCAACGCCGCAATCCCTTCCTCTGGCCTTTTGTCTGCGTCAACAAAACAACCAGACAATACAAACATTGCAATACTTAACAACAAAAACAAACCTTGATTAAGTACATCAATATTATGTAGTACCTCAATCAAATACAAATACATCGGGTTAATAATAGGCATTACACATTTCCCCTTTCGCCTATTTGTATCAAAGGGGCGTTTATATTGCCCCTTATCCACTACATCGTAAATATTGATACTAACTTAATTAACGCTATTACTAACGAAAACAACAATGCAGCATCAAATAATAATTTAATCATGGTTATTTTCCTGTGCTTCCAATACCACCAGCACCGCGCGCCGTTTCTGTTAATTGTGTAACCTCTAACAGTTTCAATGCGCCAACTGGTACAAGGATACCCTGTACTAATCTATCGCCCTTTTGGATTAAATACGGCATATCGCTGGTATTGTGTAAGATAGCTTTAATTTCTCCCCTATAGTCCGCATCAATCACCCCGAATGAATTCGGAATAATTAACGGCGTTTTGCTCATGCTAGATCGTGGCGCCAACATTAACATATACCCCTTTGGAACTTTCACCGCTAAACCTAGCGTTACATATTGCGTTTGATGCGGTTCTATTACTACGCTTTCCGGTTGATAAAAATCCATGCCAGCAGCATCTACGCTGCCAACTTTTGGCAATAATACACCCGGCATGCATCGCTTAACCTTGATAACGTCCGCATTATATCGTTTATAACCAAAGATGCGTTTAATCCTGTTTAGTAGTTCCATTTATTGCCCCTCATTTCAATAACGCTTCCAATACTTTATTTTTTCTATCCATGATGCGAATTTCTGCCCTCGGATTATCTTTATCAATACCAGCGATGCAGCTATTACCATATGAGCATATCCATTTATCATCGTCGATAACTTTCGCTTTTGTTAGTATGTCGCTGGTTGCTTGTAGTAGTCCGATTAAATCCGGCCAGCTTCTTTTATTCGGCAAATAATATTTACACTCAACAACGATAATGCCAGATATATGCAATTTCTTCCCAGCTAATTGCCACATGCAAGCATCTTCATAATTCTTATAGGCTTCTGACGGTATTATAATAGGCTTTCCGTTTCTGGATATAATACGCCCGCTATTCTTTTTAGTTGCTGGACGGCCTTTTAATGTAATATCAATTACACTCATTTAACGCCCTTTCTGCCAACAATACAATATTTTTCGGATATACCCAATAATAATCATCTGTATTGCTCCATGACGTCTGGCCGGCCGTAAAACAATATACATTCCCATGTTCGTATTTAGCAAAATAAAGTTTCAATTTTGTAAATGCAGTTTTTACTATAACTGGCGTATCAACTGGAACCTTTTCCCATTCCACGATACCCAGTAACGATGCAATGGAATATTTACGGATATTAGGATTTAACCCCAGCACCTTGCATGGAATTCTTGGGGTATGATCGCGTATCTTAAAATTCCCGCCGTTTTCGATAAATGTAGGATTTACGAAAAACGCATAAACGCCTTCAATCTTAATATCTCGATAACCTTCGTTATACATTTCTTGTAATAACCATTTTTGCTCATTCGTCATAATTCAATTCCCCTTTTACAATAATTTCCTTCATTTGCTGCCGTACGTTGTAAATGTACGCTTCAACTGTTCCGTTAAATACTTCCATTACCATTTTGGAAAGCGCTTGCCGCAATCGTTTCGTTTTGCCGTCCTTATGGTATTTGTATTCAAGCGTAATTAAAAATCTATCTTGCGTTACTTTTGGTTTCAAAATCATGTTTTCAATAACCAGCGTTAATGCGCTGGCTAGTTGCTCACATGTAAAAACTCTACCGTTTCCCATGTCTACCTTTACGCTCATTTATCAATTCCCCTTTGATATTCATAGATAATTTTATTTTTAGTTTTTATTCTTTCAAGGTTCACCCCAGCAGCTAACAAGCGATTTCTAACAAATGTATAGGATACGCCGTATATGCCCGCAATTTGTCGCACGCTCAAACCTTTTTCACGCAAGGCAACCAATGCATTTGCTTCAATTTCTGGGTATACCGGCTTTCGTTTTATTTCTTTCCTTAACCCTAGCGCGGCCAATGCTGCATCTGCGGTTTTCCTACTGTATATGCAAGCACCTAGCGCAAGCCAGTTTTCTATATACGTCATTTTTACCTTCCTAACATTTACCCATACGCCGCTTAATACGGTTATTGCTATCCTTTACATACCCAAACACATCGCCCCGTATATCACGGATTTCTATTTCTTTTTTTCTGTTGGTACTGTATTTGATGTAGGCCGCGCATGTACTATGGCAGCCTAACACCCGATACTCACAACCCTTACATGGTGATTTCATTTTTATTCACCTTTAAAAAACACTAACCAAATTGTTTTACCGCGCCGTTGCCCTAAAATCGGTTCAACAGACAACAACGGGAACACCTTTGGCAAGGTTATTTGTTCTTCATTCCACTTAAAAATTAACGTTCCATTTTGTTTGAGTACCCGCCAACATTCTGCAAAGCCTTGTTTTATATCCTCTTTCCATTCCGACCCTAATGTTCCGTATTTCATTTTTAAAAATGATGTATTGCCAGCACTCACCAAATGCGGCGGATCAAACACAACCAAATAAAACGTTTCATCTTTAAAAGGCATTTCTCTAAAATCTGCAACTATATCCGGTTTTACGATTAACTTCCTACCGTCGCATAGTGTTGCGTTTTCCGTTCGGTTATCCATATAAACCGTTTCTTTATGTTCCCTATCAAACCAGAACATTTTAGAACCACAACACGCATCTAGTATTTTCATTTTTCACACCTTATTTTTAAAAGGGTTTGTCGTTTCAAGCACAACAAAAGATGTATTATTGTACCCGTTGCGTTTTTCCCATTTGCGAAATACCGTTGTTAATTCTTCTTGTAACTCATCTATATGTTCTTGTTTTACGTTTAATAAATAATCTTCCGAATATTCTGCTATTTCATCGTCTAGATCGCTATCAAATACATTTTCAATCACACGCTCCGCATCAACCGTAGGAATATAATAATAAGGGTTTCCAACTTTAACGAGTCGCGGCTCCACAAACTGGTATTCTTTGTTAAATTCTTTAAATTCTTTCACGGCATCTTCAATGCTTTTTTGCGGATAACCTACATGTTCGCCTAAACACCAGCACCACTCTTTATCGTTCTTAACTAACATTTTCGCCACCTATTAGAACGGAATATTTTCATCGTTCCCTTTATCATCTGCAAAATTATCAAAGTTGCTTTCTGTTGCCGCATCATTTAAAGCGGATACGCCTACAAAACTTGCAATAACTTCCGTTACGTATTTCTTTTGCCCGTTGCTATCTTCATAAGAACGTGTTTGAATTCGACCCTCTACAAATAAGCGGTTCCCTTTTCTGTAGTTTCCTACCGCTTCGCCTAGCTTGCCCCATGCAACGCAATTAACGAACGCCGTTTGTTCTTTCGTTTCATTTGTTGCGCTATCAATATATGTATTGCTAGCCGCTACTGTGAACGTAGCAACCGCTCGGCCTGTTTGTGTATAACGTACTTCTGGATCACGCGCAAGATTTCCCAATAATTGAACACTATTCATAATATATTTACCTCTCCATTTTCTAATTCTATAGGGCAAATTCGCTCATTTTGCCCCGTCTACCATTTCGCCCTTATGATTTATCGTTAAGGCTTTAAAAATTCCATACAACGCATTTAAACGATTTTTTCCCATTTGAAATAATTCATCAAGTGTTAAATGTGTTTGTAATTCGTTGTTAATGTTTTCTTGAATTGCCAGCATTTCGGATAATCTGAATTCAAATTCACCGCGTTCATGTTTCTTGTATGTTTCCGGTGATACGCCGGCAATCGCTGCCATTTCCGGTTGTGTATACCCTAATAGCCGCCTACATTCGATTAACTTCGGAAACAGATTATGCTTTACGTTCATTCCAGCACCCCCATAATTAACTTTTTCCCTTCTTCGGAAATATCGGCATCTTTAACAAGGCTTTTAAGGTCTACGGCTTCGTACTTTTCAACCTCTACCAAATGACCGTTATCAAGCATCTTAATTTCTGTTTTCTGTGGCATATTAAGTTCTGCACGTTTACGCGCTTCCATTAACAGGCCATTACTTTTGATGCTTTCCGCTATTTCCATGTTTCTTTGTTCGCGTGCTGCCAGCTGCTCATACGCCTTACAGAATTGGCTCATGGCTGCGCTTTCGTTATATGATTGGCTATTGCGTGGATCAAAGAAACGCCATACAGTTTTAGCAGCAAGCCTTGTTATTCCTTCCAACTCATCAAGGCCTTTTTCGTATCCTACTTGGCTTGCCTTTTTTCGTACTACTTCCCATGCATCTTGCGCAATCAATCGTTCTTCCTTGCCGTTGACATAGCCGGAAATTTCTGCCGCTTTCTTTCTGATAGTCGCAACGGCTGGAACGAATTCGCATGTATTGATGCATTGTTTGATAGCTTCCGCCAATGTTACCGGGTTAATATCTTCCAGCATGTATGCGTACATTTTAACCTTTGTATTATCAATATTCGGATATATCAATAGTTGGCCCGTAGCTTTCAATATTTCCGGTTTCATCTGTTCCCCTTTCTACCGCATCAATAAGCGCGTTCAATTCCGCAACCTTTCGTTCTGTATCCGTCACGGCTGCTATTTCGTTTGAATTAAGATATGTATCAAAATGACTTGGCGCAAATAACGTTTTAGGCGTTAAGTACTTTTCTAATTTTGTACCTTTCCATTCACGGCATTTTTTATCAATCACCGTTTTAAAATCGTCAACCGTATAGCCTTCTTTCAAGCGTGATCGTATCGCTTGGATATATGGTTTTGTTGTTGGCTTGAATTTAGAACCGGTTTTAAGATTAAGATATTCGATAATTTCAATATGAGATTTTTCCACATCGTCATGTGAAACATGACATAGTGTTTCTATTCTATTCTCTTCTTCTCTTATCTTATCTATTCTTATCTGTGTATCCAGATTGTATCCATTTTGTATACATTTTGTATCCATGTAGGTGTTATCTGGGTTCATCGGTTGCCCTACCACTTCATAAACTTTGTTTTTTAGTTCTACGCATTTTGCTTCCGGTAGTTCTGATTTTGAGTAACGATCACTTTGTACATAGTTATGTATCCGCCAATGTCTAATGACAATAACGCCAGTTTCAAAACCAATAACAAACCCCTTAGCAATAAGTAGTTTCAAATCATCTTCCTTACACCCCGTTATACGCATAATGCTCTTTGGCGATTGAATAAAGCCGTCATCATCTGCCCTTAGCAGCAAATGAAAGTATAAGCATTGTGTACTTTGTGGCATATCTAGGAAATTATCAGTATCAATAATTTTCTTAGACATCATTCGCCGTTCTGCCATTGTATTTTTGAATTCCTTTCTTTTAAAATCTCCCGTATTTGTTTTGCATCGCTGCCATGTGCCTTTGCATGGCAATCTCTACAAAGACAAGCAAGATTGCTTAAATTTGATAAACCGCCATGTGATCTAAACTCTATATGATGTACTTCGGTTGCCATTGCACCACATAGCACGCATAAGCCTTCATCTCTTTCATACGCCCATTTTCTGGTTCTGGCGTACAATACATTATCCTGTTTCTTTCGTTTGTTCATTGCCCCATTCCCTTACAAGTGAATTGATGTAATCACTATCTTCAATCGCTATGTTTAACTGGCTGCACTCATCAACTAATGCATCAATCAAACGCCGCATTTCGTCTATTGTGTAGACGCTGCTGCCATGATAGGCGCGAACGATTGTATAACCTTCGGTTTTTGCTGGGCCGGCATCTTCGGCGTACCACCCCAACCCGTGGCCGTGCCAAATTTCAATAAATCGCCCTGTGGCATCGTTTTTTATTGGTAGATAGGTAAATGTACCAGCTTCTTGAATAACACGCTTATATACATCGTTTTTCGAAATATAGGCGTTTTTTGAAAGCTCACGCGCTATCTTATCGCATAATACCCATGCATAAGCGTTAGCATTTAGCGAACGGCGTTTTACTTTCTTTTTGATTTCAACGATATATTCAGCTTCCGGATCTAACTTATTTAACGCTTCATCTTTCGGCGCGGGTATCAAGATATTCCAGCCAATCGACTTGATTAAATTGATACCCTTTGTTACCCATTTCATTAAATGCGGTCTCCAGCATCTTCATGCAATAATGCTTGTTCATCATTGTCGTATAGGGTAAAGCCTTTGTTTTCCTCTTGTACCCCATAATTTTTTAACCATTCAAGCGCCGCCACCATTTCAAATGCATCTAAAAGGGCAAGCCGTGGTTTTTTAAATTCTGCCGCAATATATTTGGTAATTTCCGCCGGCGGTACTTTTTTAGATTTTTGCAACGCTACAAATTCATCGTATCCTTTAACGTGCGTTTCTTTTGGCGGTTGTTGCTGCGTTTTTGGTTGTTGCTGCTGCTTGCCGCTTTGTGAATTATCCATAAAATCTGCATCTTTCGTATCATCAATACAGAATAGGCCGTTTAATGCGTATTTACGGGCATAAGATGATGCGGAGCCCGTAATTTGACTTTCGTCCATACCTTTTTTATCCTTGCTTTCACGCGCAAATGCAGTAGTTGCTATTTCATCTTTTCCGTCCGTTACTTTCGCCGTTGCCTTGATGTAAAATCTATCACCAATCATAACGATTTCATCACTTAACAACGGTACAATTTCATGTTTAGCGCATAGCGGTTTAACCGCTTCTAGGATATCTTCGCAATTTCTATAGTTGTAACCACCGAATTTATTGTATTGGCTTTTAGGCGCCTTTAATTCGGCTTGTATTTCGATTAACTTTTGTTGTAATGTTTTTGCTGCCATGTGATCACCGCCTACTTAATATAGAAATTTTGATTTACCTTGATTTCTGCACCTTCCACCACTTCACCGGATTTAATGGCCTTTTTGATAGCCACTTTATCGGCCTTGATTTCAACGCGTGTATAATCTGCTGGGATAACGTCTAAATTTATAATTTCTACGCTTTCAGATTTTTTATAGTAAGCTTTAAAGGTGCCAACTTCTAATTTTTCAATGCCTTTTTGCTTCATAGAATATTCGATGTTATTCTTTAGCGTTTCAATAGTGCTTTCTTTTGATTTTTTAACTTTGTTTAATCTATCAATTTCGGCCTTAATACCTTGAATATCGGCCTCAACATTAACCATGTATTTTGCCGTGTTTTCGATTTTTTCCTCAATAGATAAATCAAGCATTTCAAGTGTATTTTGAATTGCTTCGATTTCTTCCGGGGTTTCTGCTTCTTCAAGCATTGCAGCAACTTCCATATAGTTTTTATTTAATTCGTAAATGCTACTCATTTTATCGTTTCCATTCCTAACATTTCTAATACTTCTCTATAATCATTAATTGTTTTTTCGTTCGCTAAATAAGTATCCGGAAAACCTTCAAGCGCAAATTTTACGTATTTATTATTTCTAATTGCGCATACGTGATACTTAAAACCGACTTCGAACGAACTCACCGTAAAGGTGATAGCCGTATAAATATTTTCATCTACACTTTTTAACGCTTCTTTGATTAAGTTGAACTTATCAAAACACGCAAGCATTTCTTCTTTATTCATATTTCACCTTGCCACCCTAACGCGCATATGATATTATGCGGTTAAGATGCTTTAATAACTCACTTTTCGCATCTGCCCTTTAGTAATTGTCGTTACTATTGGGCCTTTTTTTTAATTTGTCGATATAGATGCCACTATAAAGCAGCGCTACACCTAATAATCCTTGTAAACACGCTTCGTATAACGTGATATTATCTAGTTCTAGGCTTCCCGGCGTTCCAATTAGTAGGATAAAGCCGGCCAACTTCATAAGTCCGATCATTATAATTCCCCCGTAATAGCTAACATATCGTTAGTTATTTTTTTTATGCATTTTTTTAACCGCTTGTTTTCTTCTTGTAGTTCTTCGTTTTCTTTTTTTATTGCCCTATAATTTACCGAATTACATTCACTTTCGATTCCGGCCAAATTTTGAATTTCTACAACACTAAATAAAACGCCCGGTAATTTAGTTAGCTGGTGAATTGTACCAGCGTTTCGCAAGTTGTATACCGACGATTTAGAAACACCTAGAACTTCGGCCGTTTCATCTACGGTATACGTTAGTTTCATTTTGTAACTCCTTTCATCAATTCAGATAAACCACAATTAAAGAAATGTGCAACTTTTACAAGGCTGCTAAGGCTTGGCGATTGTTCGCCACTTTTCCAGCGTGAAATTACGCTTTCACTAATTCCCGTTTCTTTAGATAATTTATAGGCGGTAACACCTTGTTTATCCATTAGCCGGAAAATGTTTTTTACTGTTGTTTTTATGGTTTACACCCCCTTATTTAAAATGGTATACTTGCGTTATAGCAAGTGTTAGTATTCGACACCACACTTGCTATATCAGATTTTTAAGACACTTACGATTTCATAAGTACCTTATGGCTATATTGTACTTCCGTTTTAGTAAGTAGTCTAGTAAACACTTTATAAAAATGTTAAACAGTTTGTTTATATTTAGCGAGGTACACTATGCTATACAACAAAATTGAAGAATTAATGCGAAAAACTGGAGTATCAGCATATCAAATTTCAAAAGATACCAACATTCCACAAAGTGCATTTTCACGTTGGAGAAAAGGAGAAAGCAACCCTAGTTTAAAGAATATTAAAATATTATCGGAGTATTTCGGTGTACCAGTAAGTTATTTTACCGACGGCGTAGAGGGAACGCCTGTTATTAAAACAAAAGAGATAAAAATTGATTTAAAGAAAATTACAGATAGCGCTTTAGTATGCTATTATGGCGATCGTAAATTGACGGAAAAACAAAAAGTAAAGCTACAAAAAGTATTAAAAGCAGTATTAGACGATTAATATATTCAAGGGGATTTGTTAGCATGTTAAATATGGTTTTAGACTTAATTAATTCATGCGGCTCAAATGAACCGCGCACCATTGCAAGTAGATTGAACATTAAAGTATTTTATAAACGTATGCCCGTAGGTGTTAGCGGTGTACTGATTAAACCGGAGATTAAAAAGGCTATTATTATAAATAGCCGGTTAAGTAGGCAGCAGCAACGCATAGCGCTTGCGCATCAATTAGGGCATGTATTACTTCACAGGGAATGCGATTTATACGGAACCTTAGATGATGCCGTACGTGATAAAATCGAAATAGATGCGGATACTTTCGCGCATTTATTGTTAAATAAAGGGGTTTACCATGAGTAAAAAAGATGCAATCAACGTGGCGTTTTATCAAAGTATTCTATATCTTATTATCGGTATGATATTAGGCTTTATGGATTGGAAAGAACACAGATATATTTTGATGCTTATAGTTGTTGCCCTAACTATCGGCGCACAATTTATAGCAAGTTATTCATTAAAGGAATTAGACGATGCAATGCAATATAACCATAAGAAGGAAAGATAAAGGATTTCAATGCATCGTATCGTACAAGGACGGCAACCGCTGGCGCCAGAAATCTAAACAAGGTTTTGAAACGCAAAAAGCGGCTAAAATATACGCCCAAACGATCATTGATAAACTAAAAAAGACTATCACCGCAACCGATGATAGTCTTAGAAATATAACTCTTATTGATTTTTTTAACATTTATATTAGAGAAAATAAGCCGCGCGCATTTAATACGTACCGCGCTTATGTGCGTACGTTTGATATATTCAAACCTATATTTAGCGAAAAAATTGCGAATATTACACCGTATCAAGTGAAACGCATATTGAACGATACAACATATGCAACGGCTTCAAAAAACCTTGCCTTGGGCATAATTCAGCGTTTATTTAGCTATGCGGTATACCAATATAAAATAATTCCTATAAACGAATTAAAAGTTATACCACGTTTTAAAAATAATAAGCCTATTAAAATAAAGGCGTTATCAGATATAGAAATAGAAACATTTTTAAACGACGTAAAGGATAGAAACTATAAATACTATGTCATATTTTCTATTGCTGCCTATACCGGCATGAGATATGGCGAAATTATCGGCCTTACTTGGGATAACGTAGATTTAGATAGTAATACAATTAATGTAGTGCAGCAATTCGGCGCGATTGATTACAATAAATATGCGTTAAAACCGCTTAAATCAAAAAATAGCTATCGGCAACTACCTATACCGCCAGTATTAGCAAGAATATTGAAAGATTACAAAGGAACATATTCAACTGGCCGCCTTTTTAATAATAGAATTAGCAGCAGCTGGGGCGCATCACAAATAATGAAAAGTTTCTTACCTAATAACTCTATTCATGATCTACGCCATACATATGCAACTAAATTATTATCAAATGGCGTAGACATAAAAACAGTATCCGCCCTATTGGGTGATAGCCTACAAACAGTATTAAAAACCTATGTTCATTTTTCAGATGATATGCGACTAAAGGCAGCCGATAAAGTTGCCAATATTTTTGGCTAATTATTTTTGACGTATTTTTGCCGTTGGAATACAAATATACTTTAAATAAGGCATTTTATAGGCAGTTTGTTATATCTCATTTATTATAACATTTTTAGGCAAAAAAAATAGCACCTCAAAAGGTGCAATAAAGTTGGTGCGGGAGAAGGGACTTGAACCCCCACGCCGTAAGGCGCCAGATCCTAAGTCTGGTGCGTCTGCCAATTCCGCCACTCCCGCGTCTCAACTGAAATAATAATATCATGTATATAATCCATCGTCAATCATTTTTTTAGATTTAACTTAAATTTCATGTTACCTATAAAAATATCTACCATATGACTAATTAAATATCTACTATATATACTATATGACTAATTAAATATCTACTATATAACTAATTCTATTTTTTTTACCTTACATATTGGTTATTATATAAATTGTTTAACCTTACATATAACCTTACATATTGGTCATTATATAAACTGTAAAATGAAAAAGAGACTGACCCAGAATCCGAACTACTAGAATCCTGGGTCAGCCTCTTTTTTAGGATGATGATGAATAAATGCATGCCCTACATTTACCATAAAATATATTAACAGTCATAACGTATGTCATGCTGGTAATACCAAGAAGGTATTATTCACCATGACCATGCCATCGACATTTAGGTCTTTCGAATACAATCTAACTCATAAATGTTGAAGATTGTATAGAACTAAAAAATCCTTTTTACGGGTACGTAAAAAGGAGCTATTAACTTCTCCTCCCTATCTCTCGTAGGTCAAATGGTGAATGTTGAATAGGCAGTTCTCCTGACTCGGCGTCATCGCTTATCTAGCCTTCCCAGTTTCCCAGTGACTTAGTTTAGACTCGCTCGACCATACAGTGGCGGGACCGTGCTGGCATTTAACCAGCTTCTCTATTATGCTTTTCAGCACCTATTCCCAAATATGATGTTTTCTATGAGTTAATATTAACACCGCTATCGTATTAAGTCAATTTATTTTTGTAATTTTATTTACAATTTTACTGTCCATTAATTTATACATATATAAACATGAGTTATACACTATTTGGATATCTTCACTGCTTTTACTTTTTCATCTCTTATTCATCTATTGCCATATATGATATTTTTAATTACAATATAAAGGTATCTAAAAATAGGAGGAATCTATGTATATCGGAGATTTCATTAAAGAATATCGGGAAGCGAATGGTGTATCCATTGAAGACTTTGCCACAAAAGCAGGCTTAACAGTTACAGAAATTGAAGCCTTAGAAAATAACTTACAAGAAGATGGTACTGTAATACCAGTTGCGATGCGACAAATCAAAGGTATCGCCGCAGCTATGAGTGTACCAATGCCTGTAGTTATGGCTCAGATTCCTTCCGATCAAGAATTAGTTGTCCATGTAGTAGCTGAGTCTGATCAGCCCCATGCAAAGTAATAAGGAGAATAAATGAAGCGTAGTATATTAATTGCAGCAGCTTTCACAATCTTAGGCATCCTGCCCTCTCAAGCAGTCAATATTGCTGACTTAGAGAATGCAAGAGGTTATGCCTACTTATATCGTATGAATGGTCAAAACTATTACGCAGAACAACGCGTTAAAGTTATCGCTGGTGAAGGTAATAAATTTGAAATTATCGGTCGCACCTATAGTCATCAAGGGGCTCAATATTATATGACAGAGTACATAAATCATTATTACTTTGATCAAGATGCCGATACAATTCAATGGGTCCAAGAACAACGTAATATTATCGATGCCCGTACAGGTAGAGTATTACGTGAGGAAAAACGACCTAAAGCGAAATTGATTACGTTAAAACCAGATACTTATGGTTATATGCAAGCTATCTATTGGAGAGATCTTGCCGTAGCTGCAGGTCAGCTAAAATAA